TACTTGTTAATGTACTAACAAAATAATTATATTTTTTCCAGCTATAAACATAATCGACCATCCAATTTATAACATTCATTTACTAATACGATGTATATAATAACAATCTCTTTTTTATGTTCAAAAATAGCTATAATTCAAAAAAATGAATATTTAATTGTCAAATATATAAAAAATAGTATATGTATATTATATTAATACAATGATGAATGGCGATATTCGCAAACAAATTAGCAGTATAGAATTTTCCTTATTTAGTAATGAGGAAATTAAAAATATATCAGCATTAGGAAAAAATTCGTCCGGTATTAATGTTCCAGATTTATTTGATAATTTAGAACCAAAGAAGAATGGATTGATTGATCCGCGTATGGGAACAACTGATGATAATATCATTTGTGAAACATGTGGGTTAGAATCAAAATATTGTCCCGGTCATTTCGGACATATTATTCTGGAAGATTATATGTTTCATATTGGATTTCTACCCTACCTTAAAAAAATTCTGGGTTGTGTATGTCTTAAATGTTCTAAATTATTAGTTTATAAAAATGAGAAAGAACTAAATGAAATACTCAAAAATAAAACAGGAAAAGGAAGATTGGCAGAAGTTAAAAATATAGTGAAAGATGTAGCATATTGTCAACGTCCAAATGTTGGTTGTGGAACTCCGGTTTCAAAAATAAAAATTGATCATAAAAAAACAGATTTAATTATTAAATTAATTGCTGAAATTAAAGTAGTTTCAAAAGAAGAGGACGTACAACAAGAAAAGAAAATTCAGAGAATATTATCTCCTGAAGATTGTTATAATATTTTGAAAAATATTAGTGATGAAGATTGTTATCTCCTTGGTCTAAATCCTCAAAAATGTAGACCTGAAGAAATGATTCATAAAATATTTCCTGTACCACCAGTTCCTGTTAGACCATCAGTTAGAATGGAAGGAGCACCTGTAGCAAGAGAAGATGATTTGACACGAAAATTAGCTGAGATAGTAAAACGAAATGAACAACTTTCAAAAGACAAAGAGAAATTAGGTTCACAAACATCTCAACTAGCATCGAGTCAAGCACAATTATTACAATATCATATTGCTACATACTTCGATAATTCAACACCAATGATGTCGAAATCAGAACAAACAGGAAACATGAATAAATACATGGCAGAAAGATTGAAAGGAAAAGAAGGAAGATTTAGAAATAATTTGATGGGAAAACGTGTTGACTTTTCAGCCAGAACAGTTATTACTCCTGATCCAAGTATTGATGTGAATCAGGTTGGAGTACCATTAATTGTTGCTATGAATTTAACATATCCGGAAGTTGTAACAAAATACAATTTGGTAAAAATGCTACAACTTGTTCGGAATGGAAGTGATATTTATCCTGGTGCCAATTATGTCATCAAGAAATCATCGGTAGGACGGGAAGAATTTATATCTTTAAAATTCGGAAAAGATAAAGTCGAATTACAAGAGGGAGATATTGTAGAACGACATCTTATTGAAAGAGATATTGTTCTATTGAACAGACAGCCAACCTTACATAAACAATCTATGATGGGTCATTACGTACATGTTATTAATGATCCTTCGTATAATAGTTTCAGAGTAAATGTAGGTGTAACGGCTCCATACAACGCTGATTATGACGGCGAACAATTGAGATAAGTGGTTCCGAAAATGAAAAACTTATTCATTGCCGTCAACAGGTGGGTGCTCAGTAGGTTGTTAAGAACCCTATTGAGGAAAGCACTGTAATCTTAACTTGAGACGAAGTCTCAATATATAACCACCTAGTCCAAAAAATTAGTTGATTAAAAAATGAACTTAAAACAATATAACACATATACACTTATAATTCATCATCAAAACAACAACACAAATGAACAACGAAAAAACAACAGAACAAAAGCCAAGTGTCAAAGAAGAAAAAACCTCAAAAACATGTACCAAATGTGGTGAGACTAAATTACTAATTGAATTTTATTGTGGTGGAAAATGCAAGGAATGTTTTAAAGCTGGACAACGTGAGAGAAATAAGAAAAACAAAGAATTACAACAAGAATTAAAAAATAATCCTGAAAGTGTACAGGAAATGAAGAAATGTCGTCGTTGTAAAAATAAAAAACCCATTGTTGAATTTCGGATTAATCGTGGCGAATGTATTGATTGCGAAAGATCGTATGGAAGAACATATAATCAAGAACATCAAGAAATTCGGCAGCAATGGCAAGAAGAAAATAAAGAACATTTTGACGAATTAAGAGCAGCACGTTATCAGCGAAAAAAACCGGAAATTCGAGAAAAACATAATGAAAGATATGCTAATGATAAAATTTTTAAAGTTAGACAACTATTGAGACATAGAATTCTAGGATGCATTTCTAAAATTAAATCCACTGAAGATTATACGGGAACAAAATATGAAAATGTTGCACGTTGGTTGGAATTTAATTTTACTGATGAAATGACATGGGAAAATCATGGAACAGTGTGGGACATTGATCATGTTATTCCTGTATGTAAATGGGATTTAAAAAATGAAGAAGAAATTAACATGTGTTTCAATTGGAAAAATTTATCACCACTGCAATGCGCAATAAATCGAAATGAAAAACGGGATAAACTTGACAAAAAACAAATTAAAAGACACTTGGCTAACTTAACCACATACATCACACAACACAACATAGATGATGAATTAGAAGAATATGTAAAAAAATATAAACAAAAAATCAACTAATTAATTGGGCGAGACACCTTGATGCGGGAAGTCCCTTAGAGCCTTATCTACTAAGTTTAAATCGAAAGGTTTAAATGGCTGAGAATGGAACTCAGGTATAGTAATAATGATAAGGATTGGGTAATCCGCAGAGCGAGTACCTACTGACGCTAGTGACACTATAGTTTAATGACATCATTAAACTCGGTGCACTTATGACAAGTCAAAGGTACGCTTTCAGAGACTGAACGGGTGTCGGTCATCAGAAGTGGTCTAGTCAACCACGATGGCTTAAGATACAGTCCGCCCCCATATGAAAGTATGGGGAATCATCGGATGAGATGAACATTACGGTTCCACAAAGTATTCAAACAAAAACAGAACTTGAAGAGTTATCAGATGTTAAACATGTATTAATATCAGCAAGAACAAGTAATACTATCATGGGATTAAAACAAGATGGTATTCTAGGTGCTTATAACATGACTAAACAAACAACTAAAGTTGATTGGAAGAGTAGTATGAATATGATGGTAGGATTAAAACTACCGAAAAGAGAAGTGATTGAAAAGAATAAAATTCTTTCCGGACACGAACTATTTTCATACATTTTACCAGAAAGAATTAATAAATCTAATTTTGGAAACGCAAATGAAATATTGATTAAGTCGGGAAAGTTAATTTCCGGTTATTTGAAGAAAGCAGCATTAGGAGAAGAAAGACAACATAATTTAATTCAATTAATTTTGGATGAATATGGTGTCAATGAAGCGAAAGACTTTTTCGATAATGCTCAAAAATTAATAAATAAATTCAATATGTTTTATGGATTTTCAGTTGGAATGGCTGATACAGTATTAGATAAGAATGTTATACAACAAATATATGCTATTAGAGATAAAGAAATTCTGAAAGCAAATGTTTACGTAACTGAAGTTGAAAATAATCCAATGATGGAAGATGGAGACTTATTCGAAAATACAGTATTCGCCAATTTAAGCAGTGTAATGAACGATGTCAGTTCATTAATTATGAAGAATATGAGCGATAATAATAGTATTAATGTCATGGCAACTGCTGGTTCCAAAGGAAGTCCCACTAATACAGGTCAAATGATTGGATTACTCGGTCAACCTGTTTTAGAAGGTAAGAGAATGCCAAAGAAAATAGGAAAGAGAGCATTACCATATTTCTTCCGCAATGATGATACAGCAGCAGGAAGAGGATTTATCGGTAATAGTTTCTTAACTGGATTGAAATATCCAGAATTCGTATTCCATAATATGTCAGCAAGAGAAGGTTTGATTGATACAGCAATTAAAACAGCTGATACAGGATATACTCAAAGAAAATTAATCAAATCAATGGAAGATGTACAAATTAATTATGATTGCACACTAAGAACTGCGACAGGTTCTGTTATCCAATTCATATATGGAGACAGTGGAGCAGACACAACGAAACAATATAATTATGCGATCGACATGTTACAAATGAATGATCCAGAATTAGAGAAGAGATTTAAGTTTTCATCGGAAGAGATGAAATCTATCTCATCAAAGAATTTCACAAATGAAGATAATGAAAAATATTTCGTATTTCTAAAGAAATTCAGAGATGATATTAGAAAATCAAAAATAAAGACTAAAATTGATTATAAGACTTTAAAAAGTTATATCAATTTTATGCTACCAGTTAATCTAACAAGAATTATGGATAAAATCAAAAATATGAAAGGTGAAAGTAAAGTAGCATTGACACCCGAATATATTTTGAACAGATTAGATGAAATTATATTCCACGAGAATACACATTTGGTATGTATTCCGAAAACAATGGATGAAAAGAAATCCATTAAAATTAGAGATGAGACAATGGCAAAAACAGCATTGAAATTAGCATTACACAATGCATTATCTCCAAAGAGATGTATTGTTGAATATCAAATGCAACGCGATGTATTTGAATTTGCATTGAATGAAATACTCAAAGGTTTCAAGAGAAACGTAGCCGAACCTGGGGAAATGGTTGGTATTGTAGCAGTTCAAGCACTAATGCCACCACTAACACAATTAACATTGAATACTTTCCATCAGAGCGGTATCGGATCCAAAGGTCATTCAACACTTGGTGTTCCACGTTTGAAAGAGTTACTGAGTTTGACTCGTTCATTAAAAACACCACAAATGGTAATCTACCTAAATAAAGAATTCCAACGCAATAAAGAAATGGCGCATAGAATTTCAGCATATATTAAACAAACAAATCTACTTCATATCAGAAATAAGATTGATGTTTATTATGATCCAACTCCAAATGAAAAGGGAAGTTATGGAGAAAGAGATACCGTCGGCACTCCTTATTTCACACATTCAACAGGAGCGAGTTGCAATATCAATGTGAATGATTTACCATGGTTAATCAGAATAGAACTCGACAGAGAAAAACTATTACACAAAGATGTTACATTATTAGATATTCAAAGTAAATTCTGTGATATGTGGGAATCGAGATTCCAAGATTTAAAGAAAATATCAAAAGAAGAAAGATCTGTTTTAGAGAAGATCACACGTTGCGGTATTGTTAGTAATTCAGATAATGATCCTACTCCAGTTATTCATATACGTTTTGATATGAATGATTTCACAATTGATACAATCAATAGTTTTATCGATAGTATCATTGATAATTTGAAAATGAAAGGTATTAATAATATTAGTGATGTATTTGATCCTAGCGAAGAAGCATATATCGATATGGATAATGCCGAGCACGAGATTAAAAATTCAAAAGAGTATGTTATATTCACGTCAGGAATTAACATGTATGATATTAGATACATTAATGGTATTGATATTTCAAGAACCATCTGTAATGATGTAATGCAAATTTATGATATATTTGGTATTGAATCAGCACGAATTGCTTTACTACGAGAAATAACAACTATGTTAGAACGTGCCGGAACATTTGTCAATTATCACCATCTATCAGTACTTGTTGATTTAATGACACGTGATGGATTTATGATTTCAATTGACAGACATGGTATGGGAAGAACTGATGCTGCACCATTAGGTAAAGTATCATTTGAAAAACCTGTAGAACAATTACTAATTGCTTCAGTATTTAATGAAGAAGATCCACTTCACGGAGTGTCAGCCAGAATTATGACTGGTAATGTAATCAAAGGTGGAACCGGATTATGTGATTTAATATTTAATTCAGAAATGATTGAAAAATCTGAATTTATTGAAGATGATGAAATGGGTAAAGATATTGTTGATGAAAATGATACAACATTAATTGATGATATTATCACGAAGGAATACGATGACATATTCATTCCAGAATAAAAAACTTTGTTTATATAAAATTTATTTTTATTATTTGAAAAAATAATAAAAAAATTACATTTGTTTTTTAATATTTTTCAAATAATAAAAAAATTACATTTGTCGTAACAGATCAATATAATAATGTTGTGGTTCGGAATATTTATACATGCATGATGCTGGAATAAAACATTTTTTAGAAATAGCCATATCATAAAATTTTTTAATATTTTTAATGGAAGGAATATTTTTTTGAAACATTTCATAATATTCTGATTTTATAGTTGGATTCTGAGATAATATTTCAAGAATATTAATTTCATCAGCACTCAATTTAGGACCCATTGTAATAAAAGATTTATTATGATCTGGAGTCAAATAGCAATCAAGAATAGGTAAGCGAAATAGATATAGTTCTGTATATTTAGCACGTCCAACTACTTCTAACTCTTCTCCTGTTCCAACTAACATATCATAATAACCTTCAAAGTATCCTTCTGTAGTATCAACAGAATCTTTCCACAATCCATCTAAACGGTGTGTGTAGAAATAATAAATCAGACTCACTGGATGGAAATATAATGCCCCGAATGGATCATCTGATAATCTTTCACCAGTGTATGGATCCCATTGAATAGGAAATTTAAAAGCAATATTTTCATCAACCTCAATATTTAATATCGGATCCATATGACACGTACGAAGTGTTTTATAATAATTAATTGTTCTATTATCATATTTGATAGTATATTCAGGTTTTTTAGTTTCATTATTTATGTTACTTTGTGACGATTTCTTAAAACATAGTTTCTTACCCTTATTTAGCATACATGAAATATCAACAAAATTGGACATTAATAATATAGTCATAATAACAACTAATTACTAAATATATTAATTTTCATTTTTTTACAAATAAGTGCGTCCAAAAAATTGAATTTTAAACAATCTAAAGACAATCGTTTTTATGCTTAATATTATAATAAACAATGTCTTCAAACAGCAAATCAATGTCAATGCCAGTGGGGAAATTTGATGTAAATAAAGCATCATTTAGCCTAACCAAAGAAATGGTTGAGAAACAGGACAAACAGAAGAAATCTAAACAACCATATTGGGGAATGATTTCATACAAGTACACACATAATGTCAATGGTTCACCAGTTCAAATTAATTCAACTCCAGTTATTCTAACAGGAGATATTAAATTAGTTATGGGAGGTATTCCAAAGAATCCGAAGGAAGGAGATCCAATTTATGCTACCGAAGCTGATCGTTCTAAGATTGTAATTCCTCTTGATGATTCACAAGAAGCATGTGTAGAACTTGAGAAGTGTCTGAGACAAATTGATGATTTTACCGGTTCTGATAAGAACTTTGCAAATGTTCTATCAGGATTGAAAGATAAGAAATATGTATATTCAACAATGGTTAGAGAGCCATCGGAGAAAGCGAAGGAAGGATTTAGATTTAGAACTGTGAAAGCAAGTCTAGATGTTGATTTTGAAACCAAAGCAATAAAAACCAAAGTTTTCGTTAAGAAAGCAGATGGAACAAAAGAACAAGTTGAAATTAACAGTCTATCAGATGTTGAGAAATATGTTAGATTCGGAAGCACTGTTAAATGTGGATTCGCAATCAGCAAACTATGGGCAACCAAGAGCAAGATGGGAGGACAAAATTACGCCTATGGTGTAGGAATGAAGTGTCTTCAAATTGTTGTAGCTGAACAGGGTTCAAGTGGAGCAAGAAGTGAATTCAGCCAATATATGTTTGATGATGATGAAGGTCAAGTTGTTGAAGCATCACCAAAGAAGCAAGAGAAGCCACAAGTAGTTGCGGAAGCTCCGAAACAACTAAAGAAGATTGAAATTTCTGAGGAAGAAGATGAAAGTGACAGTGATGAAGAACCTGTTGTGAAAGCACCACCTCCACCAGTAAAGAAGATTGAAATTTCAGTTGATGAAGATGATTCAGATGAGGAATCTTCAGATGATGAACCAGTATCAAAGAAAAAGGTAATGCCAAAGAAACCTACCAAGAAGGAGGAAAGTTCTGAAGAAGCACCTAAGAAATCAAAGGCTAAGAAAGTAGTTAAGAAAAAGAGTGTATCATCTGATGAAGAAGATGAAGATTAAGATTAAATTTTTTTATTTATAAATTTATAAATATTATTTCATAAAAAATAATATTTTTTTAATCAAATGTTAAAATTATTTTAATTTGTTCATTTTTAATTTCTTTTGAAACATTGACACCGATACTCTTATTAGTTTTTGCTCTAGGCGCTCTAGATGTTTTAGTATTAGCTAAAGTTGTCATTGTTTTATCTAATATTTTCTCTTTCTTTCTTTTTTTATCATCTTTATTTGAAACATTCATTTCTTTTGAAAGTGCTTCATAATTTTTTTCAACGTATTCTACAATTTTATTTTCGATTGCCCATTTGAAAAAATTTAATTGTCCTAATGTAGTTAGGATAGTTTGTTCAACATGTTTAAATGTATAATCAAACTTGATTCTTCTTTTGAAGGGATCGAAATATTTCTTTTTATATGAACGTAATTGAGCTTTATAACTAATATGAACATCAATAAATTCTTCATCAAAATAAATTAGAATTTTCTTTTTATTTGAATATTTAGTAACAAACCAATCTAAAATTCTTAAAGATATTGTTGAATTCTCTGAGATAATATCGATCATTTGTGTAATATATGATGGTTCACATTTATTTCGATAAAAATCATCAATTGCATTATATAAATAAGTTTCTTTCTTTGTGAATTTTTTAGATGAGTTGTTAGTACTCATATAATATAGTTAGATAATTATTATTACTTTATATTATTTATTTTACATAAATTGAACTTTCTCAAATTAGAAGTAATATAAAAATCTGTTTAGTTAATTATTTTATATTTATAATAAAGTGTAAAATAGATGATGGAATATGTATGTCAAATTTAAAAGATAAAACAGATAGATGTAAAAATAGACATTTATTAAATAATGATTTTTGTTTTAAACATGTCAAGAATTATAAATATAACGATGATACAATTCAAAAAATTATTAAAACAATTGATAAAAATGAAATTGAAGATGAATATTTAGATATGATTTTAGAACAATTTGAAATTACACAAGGAGAAACAATTAAATATTTTGATGAAAATTACAACCATGGTTTATTAGGATTAAATGATAGTTGGAATGAAATACCCGTGATGTATTGGTATAAACTAGATAATTGTTGGTGGGATATTAGAACATTAATTAGAACTATTAGTTCTCAATTAAATCAATCTGAGTTAGAAAAACCATTTCCAATTTTTCCTGAAAATCCATTTAATAGAAATAAAGTTGGTTTAGATGATATTACTAATATTAAACACAAAATTAAAGAACTAAATTTAGAACCTAATATTGCATTAAAATATTTTTTATCATTCACTACCAAATGTTTAATTAAGATTAGGGAAGAAGAAAATCAATATAATGCTGCTGTTAAAATTATCAAACAATTTGAAAAAAATCTGAGATATAAAATGATTAATTACAAAGATTCTCAGGGAAGATACTGTGGATATTGGGTTGAAAGTGATACTAAAAAAACCGAATTTGAAAATTGTTACGAAGTTCTAAAAGACGCAGCAGTTTTTATTGATGGAATGTGGTTATTTATTGACAGTCCATTGTATAGAAAAAATCTAAAAAAAATTAATAAATTACAAGAAGAAAGTTTTTAATGTGATGTTAAATATAAAAACTATTTTATATTTTATTATTAAGATGTCTCTAAAAATTATTGAATTTATTCAAAGCAACCAAAATTGGAAAGAACTATTATCAAAGAAACCATATCATATAACATTACATACTAATCCAACGTATCCAAATTTATATTTATTTAAATACAATCAAATTCATTCTGATTTCTACAATCCAATTGTCAAAGAGTGCCGGGGTTTAATTCTTTATATTGAAGATGAAAGAATAATTCCAGTATGTATTCCATTTTTTAAGTTTGGTAATTATGGAGAAGGTTATGTTGATAAAATAGATTGGAATACTGCACGTATACAAGAGAAAATTGATGGGTCTATTCTAAAGTTATGGTTTTATCATGAAATTCAAAAATGGATGTTATCAACAAACGGTACAATTGATGCATTTTCATGTCATGCTCAAATGCAAACTGATACAATAAAAACATTTGGAGATGCATTTGTTAAAGCAGTGAATGATTTTGATTGTAATACTTTAGAAGATTTCGTGAATAAATTCAATTTAGATGTGAACAAAACATATATGTTTGAAATAACAGGACCATATAATAAAGTTATAATTCACTATCCACTTGATATCTATCAAATCGGAGTTCGAAATAATATTACATTACAAGAAGAAAAATGTAATTTACCTATTAAAAAACCGAAAGAATATAATTTTACATCTCTTGAAGACACAATTGAATTTGCAAAAACATTGTCTTCGCAAGAGGAAGGTTATGTTGTTGTAGATGATCAATGGAATAGAATTAAAATCAAAGGTACAATTTATGTTAATCTCCATCATATTCGTG